TTATAAGTTGGATTGAGTTGGGCGGCGATGTATACTTTCTTACTGACAAAGAGATTTACAAAGACTACCAAAAGCGTGTCGGCAAGATCAAGGACAATGATCCATTAGGTCATGGAGCTATACGTGCGTATTATGGAATACCGGATAGACTTGGAACTGAGTATGAAGAGCAAGACTTTTGGAGGTATAAGTATCCCGAAAAGATACAGAAGTGTGTGGATAATTTCGATGTGTATTACAGTAGGACTTTTGACAATTTATTGCAGGATGATGATCTATGTTATATTGTCGAAAATGCTCCTGAAAAGTGGAAATTAAAAGTATTCGATATTCTTGAATATAATAGAATTAATAATTGCTGTTTACAAAATATTATTATTAGTGGTAAAGATGAAGATAAATCAAAAGCGTGGGAGATATTAATAACAAAAAACAAAATTAATTATGATTTACGCCATATTTCTCTATATTCACAAGATCATTATAGAAAAAAGGCTTCTGAATTTCTATTATCACATAACCCGAGTGATGATGACTTAAAATATATGATTGTTCATTCACCATATGAGTATAGAGTAAAATCATGCGAATTTATACTAAATAATAGTCCAAATTATGAGAACTTACGATATGTTTCAAATTATGCCCCTAAAAAATTCAAAAAGAAATCTCAAAAAATGCTATCGGTTTATAGTAGTCAGCACAAAATGTTGACAAAATAAAAAAATAGGGTATAATATGTTTATGCGAGATTTGATTATAAAAGGTGCGTCCGGATATGGGGATAGTATTTATCTATACCCAATCGTTAAATATTTTTTGATGTCCGGATATGATCCAATAGTTATGACAAATTTCCCATTCGTTTTTAAAAAGGTAGATGTCGAAACAATAGATTTTAATTCTGATATAAAACCTGACATATTATGTAACTATTTTGATTTTAAGGAAAAATCAAAAAAATCTCAATTTTACGATATGAAATATTTAGCGCGGGTACCACTCGATTTGAAGTTAGAAATTGATCTCGAAATGCATAGTTCAATAATTTCCGGTTATGATATAAAAAAACTTGCGGATGGGAAAAAGATATGTGTTATAAAAAATCCATCCGTACCGCATATGGCAAAAGCTCTTTTAGACTTTTCGCCTTCGCACGAACAATTTCAAAAAATTATTGATACAAAAAAAGATAAGTATTTTTTTGTATCTGTCGGTTACTCAAAAGAAATATATCACAAGTTAAATGGGATCGATTTAGATTTGTGTGATAAAACACTTGCGTATGAAATATTATATTTATGCGATATTGCAGATATGATATTGACTCAATCGGGTTTCCTTTTGCCTATCGGCGAGGCTCTTGATAAGCCTACAGTTTGTATCATGTCAAGAAAAGCATTAAAGAGTGAAAATTGGAGCATGCGAACTATACGCCGAGAGAAGGTAAAATGCGGTGAGAGTTCGATTGTTATTTATGATGATGAGGATGGATTAGATGCTTTTGAAAGAGCGCAACTTAAATCTAGTAGGTGACAATTATTTATATAATCTTATAAATAACAAAAACATATGTATACTCGGAAGTGCTCCGAGCGTATTATATAATAAGCATGATACAATAGAATCATATGATACAATTGTTAGAATGAATAATTATGATATTGACAAATACTCTGATAGCATCGGTTCTAGAACTGATATTTATTACTCTTTTTTCGGTTGTTCGATAAAAAAAAATCAAGATGATTTTATACGTGAAGGTGTAAAATTAATTATATCAAGATTGCCATATGTAAATTTTACAAAGCATAATAGCGGTAAAACCGAGAATGGAAAATCTGGAGATTGGCGGAAATTTATTGATTCGAAACCCGACGATTATTTTGGGAATATACCACTATATATAAATAGTTTAAGTAATTTTATTGATATATACAATATTTTATCACGTGTCCCGAGCACTGGTGTTCAGTGTATATTTGATATTTTTAGATTTTCTCCAAAATCTTTGTATGTTACTGGGTTTGATTTTTTTAAAAGTGGTAAACATAATATTGATGAAGATTGGAAAAGTAATGACGGAAACCACAATATTATTGGCGAAGAAATTCTTGTAAAATCTCTTTATGAGTTATCGCGTGGAGATATTTTACTCGATAATCATATGTTAGGTATGATGGAAAATATACAGTTAAGGATGGCATATGGACTGGTATAGCAAATTACGGCATCTGTGGTGGCGTTATGATAAGATAAACCCAGACTCTGATCTTGTAAAAAATTATTATATGCTTAAATATAACATAGTGAAAGAATTAAAACCATCATCGATACTCGAAATAGGTGTCCGGTTTGGTTATTCTGCCTATGCTTTTTTATCCGCTTGTCCAGGTGCGCAGTATATCGGTATTGATAACGACCTGGGTGAGCATGGAGGCATCAGCAAATTATACCCGTTTTTAGCAAAAAATGTTTTATCGTGTTTTGATGATGTCACACTGATAAAGGCGGACACACAAAAAGAAATTATAAAAATTGACGCTGATTTTATTCATGTAGATGGAGATCACTCCGAGCAAGGGTGTTATAATGATCTTATAAATTTTGAAAATCGGTGTAATTACATGCTTGTCGATGACTTTAGTCATTCGGTTGGTGTAGCGAAGTCTGTAATATCATTCCTAAACAGCAGAGATTATAAAATTACAATATACGATGATGGTTATAGAGGTAGTATACTTATTTATACAAATAATTTATCAGGACTTAATGATGATTGATGGATTTGAGAAGGTCGACGATTTATACGCATATCAAGTAGATCGATCAAAGTCTGTAGAGTACGGCAAGGAATACCACGATAAATATGAAGAATATTCAAAAACTGATCGAGGCGATGCTATACTCAAATACCGGAGTTCGTTGATAAAAAATTTATCCGATTATCGTTTCAAGGTACGCGCTATTAAAGAATTCAATATCCTTGATTTTGGGTGCGGGTATGCTCAACTACGCAACACTCTATCGTATCCTATTATATACCACGCATATGACATAAACGAATATTCCGCTAAAAGCATATCTAATAAAATAGATACTGTATATATAAAAGAAAACCCAGAAAAGTATATATATGATTGCGTATGCTTTTTTGACTCGTTAGAGCATATAAAAGAAATAGCGGGTTTGCCAAAATTTTTCAAAACGCGAAGTTTTATTGTTTCAATACCGATATTTTCCGATTTAGATAAGATACAAGAAAGTCGTCATTTCAGGCCGGATGAGCACTATTGGTATTTTACCGATAAAGGCATTCGTTGGTTTTTCGAGTCATTTGGATATTATTGCATATCTTCCGGTGATGAAGAGATAAAAGCAGGACGTGAAGATATTTATACGTATGTTTTCAAAAAATAATTTCTTACACTATTACTATTGACATATTCTCCAAAATGAATTATAATATTGCTATGGAAGAAGAAATAAAAAAAGAATTTATTGTCCTTAAATTGTCTGAAATAATCCCATATAAAAGTAACCCTCGTATTATTTCGGAGATAGCTATTAAAAAAGTGATTGATAGTATAGAATTGAATGGCTATCTTGATCCTATAGAAATAGATGAAAATAATATTATTTTGAGTGGTCATACAAGGTTTGAGGCTTTAAAAAGAATTGGTGTTGATAAAGCAGATTGTATCCGACATAACGGCATGGATAGCATACAAAAGCAATCGTATCGTATAGCTGCGAATAAGACCGCTGAATATAGTGAGTGGGACGAAGATAAGCTTAGTAATGAACTATTTGAGTTAGAAGAAAAAATGAAAGATTTATCAGACTGTGATATGTATAAGTTTACAGGTATTGACCGTAAAGACAGTTTATTGAAAGACACGAATGAAGAAATCATTCATCCTTATAAAAAATCTCATATTCTTATTTCTTTTGATATTGATAAGTCTACGATTGTTAAAGAATCTATTGAAAAGCTATACAGTATAGACGGTGTTGAAATTGAAAAGAGCTCAAACTGATAATACAGATATAGATAGCAAGATTTTTTTCCGAGAAAAGTTTGTTAGTCAAAGAGATGCTGTCCTTAATCTTTTCTCAGGTGAAGATCGTATCTGGGGGGATATTTCTAAGAGGGTTAAAATAAGTGTTCTGAATATCGATAAAAAAAGTTACAAATGTGTTGACCTTGTTGGTGACAACATGAAGTTTTTGCCGTCTATAGATATCCATAAATACGATATAATTGATTTGGATTCATACGGTATCCCATATAAACAGCTAAAAAATGTACTTGATAGAGAGTACAAAGGTACTATTTTTATCACATACATACAGTCTTTTGTCGGTGTATTGCCACATAGTATGCTGATTGATCTTGGATATACAAAACAAATGATAAAAAAAATACCTACTTTGTTTTATAAAAACGGTTTTAAAAAGTTAAAATGGTTTTTATCCCTTTACAAAATACAAAAAATGTGTTATTATAACATAGGTAGCAAATACTACATAAAAATCAAGGCTGAATAGCCGAGGAGTATCACATGAGTATCATTTACAAACCGTCCGGAAAAGCAAGAGAGTATAGCCCGCTTGCGGCAAATCTCTACTCGGGGTGCACAAACAATTGCGATTATTGTTATGTTCCGAGAATCATGAGACAAAGCAAGGACACAAAAATAGATTTGGAGCCCAGGAGAAATGTTCTTTTTGAGCTTGAAAAAGACTGTAAAAAATATTACAATTCTAACGATCAGGTTTTTTTATCGTTTATGACTGATCCCTATAACGCCGTAGATCAGAAGTTAAGACTTACTAGGGAGGCACTGAAATTATTTTACAGTCATAAAATACCAGTTTCGATACTTACGAAATCTGGAGAAGCGTCGCTGATTGACCTCGACTTGTTCAAAAAATTTGGGAGTGCTATAAAGGTTGGTGCTACGCTTACTTTTTCCGAGGATGAAGACTCAAAAAAATATGAGCCCGACGCGGCTTTGCCAGCGGAAAGGCTTTCGGCTCTTAAAAAACTTAAGGCCGAGGGTGTTACGACATGGGCATCTTTTGAGCCTGTCATAATACCACAGCAATCTATAGAGTTGATAGAAACCACGCTGAACGACAATTCTGTAGATTACTACAAAATAGGCAAGATCAATAATTATCGTGGTATTGACAAAGACATCAATTGGTCAAATTTCCTTTCTGAAGTTGTAAAATTATTGAGAGATCACGGCAAGCCATTTTATGTTAAGCACGATTTGAGGATTAATGCACCCGACATAAAATTGTTTGGCAACGAAACAAGTATGGATGAGTTCAACACGCGTTGGGATGAGTAGTATGAGTGGAAACAACAAAAAAAACAACAAAACCGACACAAGCGCAACAGGTTCTGGGTTCCAGGTAAACCCCGAAAATATCAACAGAAACGGGCGTCCTAAAGGTACCGGATGGAAGCAGACGCTTAACCGTCTACTCGATGGGTCGCACATACACATAGAGATAACAAACGAAAATGGTCGCAAAACGGTTATAGATCGAAGAGTAGATGAAAATAGCGAATCTCTCCGGCAAAGTATAGCAGCCGGTATAATCGTCAAGGCACTATCGGGTGACCTGAGAGCATCTCAAATCATAATGGATAGAATCGAAGGGAAGCCTGCACAGAAAATAGATATTGTTGAAACAAAAGATGAATTGTCAGAAAAACTGCAAAAATATATAGATACTGTTGTGACAGATGGAAAATCCATTTAGTAAAAAACAGGCGCAATTTCTTAGAACTAATCTAAACGATTTCAATCTAGTGTGGGGAGTTACTGGGTCCGGTAAGTCTTATATAACAAACATTAAGGCATATATGTATATTAGTCAACTCAATGATGGTGATTTATGCCTATTCAGCGGAAACACGATAGAATCATTATACGATAATGTGATATCACCATTATGCAAGATGGCACCTACTACAATGCGATACGCGTCTAAAAATGGACGCGAGAGGCTTATATATGCTTGTCACGATAAAGAGGTAGAAATATCATGCATTGGTGCAAACAACGAGCGGGCGCAAGATAGGGTTCAGGGGAAAAATGTCAAACTTTGGCTTTCAGACGAAATACCAAAACAGCCAAAATCTTTTGTCGACATGGCAATATCACGCCTAAGATCAGAAGAAAATGGTCGCATGAAGATAATGCCGGCCATATTTACCCTCAACCCTGACAGTCCATCACACTACATAAAGCAAGAGTACCTAGACAAAAAAAGAGGCGATGTCAACGAATGGTTTTTCAATTTTGACGACAATCCACTCATTGACAAAGAGTACGTAGAAAAACAAAAAGACAGGTTTTCGGGTGTGTTTTACGAGCGGATGATTTTAGGCAAGTGGACAAGCGCAGAAAATGCGGTCTATGACCTTTTCAACAGAAGCGAACACGTCACCGAAGAAATCCCGACAAAAGCCATCACGCGATATATACTAGGCATAGATTGGGGGTATGAACATCCGCTTGCCCTTGTGTTGATCGGTGTGACAGGAGATAGCGAGTATTACATCATAGACGAGATACTCAAAAGAAAAGTGCTCATCGATAATAGCATAAGCAACCTTGTAAAAATACTTGAAAACCGAAACCAGTGCAGAATCGAAACCGCGTATTGTGATAGTGCGAGACCGGAATACATCGTGCAGTTTAGAAGTTACACAGGTATACATTCATTGCCAGCAAAAAAAGAAATAATCGAGGGTATACAATGTGTTCAAAGGCTGCTTAAAAAAAGAGGAAACAACAGATATGGCTTGCAAATAAAAAACGGTTGTAACGAATCTGTAAAGGCCTTTGAAAATTACGAATGGGCAAAAGATACTTCGACAGGGCAAGAGCGTCCGAAAAAGGTTGATGATGATATGATAGACGCGATAAGATACGCTATCTATACAGACTATACATTATCGAGATCAAAAGCGGTAATACTTTAGGGGTCACAAATGATAATTGATGGAAATTATATTGAGGAATTGATAAAAAGCCAATCGTGTAACTCTGTCAAGTGGGCACAGAGGAATATCAAAGATGTGTACAAAGACAGGTGGGAGTATATCATTCTCGCAAATCTCAAAGACCAATTTACTGATGCGACGTATGCAAAACTGAAGTCTTTAATCACTAAGGAAATAAATTTATTGCGGTTTGTCGTGGATCGTATTTCGCTTGTATACAAAACAGCATCTATCCGCGAGGCGGTAATTAGTGATGACGGAGAAAACAAAGTCATCGACGAAGTGTATGACAAAGCAATACGCGATGCCAATATTAATGTCACGATGAAAAATGTCAACACGTATACAAATATGTTAAACCATGTATTAGTTAGGCCTGTTATAAGGGACAATAAATTATATTACGACATACACACATTTGATAATGCTGAAATAATCACAGACCCAGATGACTGGCGTAAAATTATAGGTGTTGTGATATATACCGGACTAGTGCTCCCCGCATATGATGAGTACTACTCGTATAAGACCGAGACAGGAATATACAGAGTCGCAGAAGGCGAGGAGTTTCCGCCTTTTGAAAAATACAAATACAAATATGTTTTTACAATTGAAAATGATAAGTCTTATATTTATCAGTATGAAATGTATGGTAAAAAAATCAACGGGGAAATACAAGAGCGACTTTTATCAAAAGAAGACGGCTATTATAATAGCGCTGGTGAACCCACATTGCCGTTCGTGCTTTTTTCGGCCAGAGCTCAAATAGATGAAGCGCTTGATTTCAGTTCGAGAAGCGACCTGCTTGATGCGACGATTAACACTAATATAAATCTCGTATATCTTAACCAGATTATAAAGTTTCAATCATACAAGCAAGTGTACATTGAGACTGACGATCCGAAGACTTTTTCTTCACAAATAACTACTGATCCGCAAAGTGTATGGGTTTTACCGCGATCTATCAACGGAGGTACTACTGCTGCTGGAACGCTAGATTTGCAAGCTGCTTATGACAAGTTGTGGCAAGGGATTAAAGATCGCATACTTGTCGTTCTATCACAGTATGGTATCCCACCCAGTGCGTTTGAAGCGACAGGATCACCTTCGAGCGGGTTTAGTAAGATGGTTGAAAATATCACGTTGCTTGAAAATCGACAAGACGACATAGATCGATACAGGGCGTATGAAAAAGAACTCTACGAAAAAACAGTAACAGTTTGGAATTCGGATTCAAGCGGTGAAAAAATGAGTACCAAAGCGGAATTTTTTATAGACTTTGGTGATATTGATTTTCCGGTGCAATCAAGTGAAAAGACACAAGAGTGGAAAGAAAAGATTGCGAACAACGTCGCGACGCCTGTCGATTGGATCATGAGTGAGAATGGTGATCTTGATAGAGATCAGGCATTGGACGAATACAAGCGGAATATAGTTGAGAACAGGTCTACAAATCAAAGAGATGTTACGATAACACCACTGCAATTACCGCGAGGAATAAATGCCGATCAACAACAAGATAACGACGAGATACCTGAATAAAACTACTGCAATATCAGATGCATTCACTTTACGTTTAGACAGGACTCTTGATGTGCTAGACGGTATGGTCCAGCAGTACATATCAGCGCAGTATAATAGTCGAAATCTTGTTGACATATCTCTCGCAAGGCAGCAAGTAGAGCAAATGCTTGTTGATAGCGGGTACTACGATGTCGTAGGGAATTTACTTGATGAAGGCGCACAAGATGTGCTCCAAAATTCATATGATAAATACAGGGCATATTATGGTGAAGGATTATCTGTCTCTCCGGTTTCATTACAGCGTATTGATATACTAAGGACTGCTAGCTACGATAACCTTGTAAAACTCGGTACACTCACTCGCGATACGCTTGCCCAGCAGATTGTTAGCTTACAATTCGCGGCGACCACGCGCCAAGGGGCAATTGACGCGGTCGCCTCTACACTAAATGATACTGCTAGACGTTATGCGGGTACTTATGTTGAGACTGCCACGACATCTTTTTATAGGGCGAGTAACGAGGTTATAGCGTCCGATAGTGGGTTAAGAATTTTTGAGTACGCCGGACCAAATGACAGGATTACTCGACCGTTTTGTGCAAGGCACATAGGCGAGAGAAAAACACTCGAAGAGTGGGACAGTTTGGATAACGGACAGATAGGGCCGGTATCTTTATACTGCGGTGGTTACAATTGTAGGCACGAGTTAGTAGGGATAGGATAATGTCGACAGTTAAGTTCAAACGTGATATATTGAAAAAAATATATAACAAAGCAGTAAATATAAAAACACTACTCGCTGCCGGTGAGTACATACGAGGACAAATAGTTATACTATGGTCACAAGGGAAAGGCGGCGATAATCGTTCGCTTGGAAAAGTAAAAAGCGAGAGTTACAGAAAAAAGAAGAAGGAAAAACTTGGGACAACAAAAGTCGACATGCTCTCTCCGAATACAGGAAACCATTTACGTCAATCAATTGAGGCGAAAAAAGGAAAAGGAAAAACTGTAGTGATAACGACTAACGCGTCACAAATGGATAAGCTTCGAGGAAATTATAGAAGGTATCCATCGATCATGAAAGTATCAAAAAAAATAGTCAGTGAAGCAACAAAAGTTGTAAAGAAAATATTATTTAAAGTATGAGTATACTAGAGCTAAAAGATAGAAAAAAAGATCAGCGTTGTTTCATCTTCGCTAGTGGTCACAGTGTGAACGATTTTGATTTTGAAAATATAATGAGCGACGATGTATTGATAGGTGTAAATTATCAGCTATTGGATTTGAAATTCGACTATCTCATACATAGCGATAGAGATGTAGCATTATGGTATGACGTAATCAAGCCTGCATCTATAGTCGTCTCTATGCTTGGCAACAGAGCAGGGTGCACATCATATGATTTTTGGAAAGATGAAATAATGCTTGGGAAACACACGCCGTTTTACGCGTTACAGCTAGCGATTATATTAGGATGTGACCCTATATATTTAGTAGGATTTGACTATTATAGCGATTTCGAAGAAAAGCATTACTATGAGAGATGGGGGAAATGGGCAACGCATGCAGATAGGGATATTGTTTGGAAGCATGATAAATTCAAAACATTTTTGACAGAAGTCGTACAGAAAGACTACTATGAAATACAAGACTTTTGTTATAAAGATAAAATATATTATGATGAAGTAACAGAGTATAAAAAGTCTGCTGTTTCAGATTTCGATAAACTACATACAGATAAACACATATATAACACAAATAAATATAGTAGATTAAGCAAATATGACTATGCTATTGACTTTTGTATAAAAACATAGTATAATTAACATAACATAGGAGGAGACAATGACCGAAGAAAACACGACGTCTAGTACGACTGTCGAAGGGTCGCAACCGACAAATGATGCCGGACAGCAATCCGTAGAGCAGCCAACACAGGATGCCACGATTACACTTTCGCAAAAAGATTACGATAGGCTAAACGGTCGCCTTGGCGACGCGCTTGATAAACTATCGAAATTCGAAAAAATTGAAAAAGATCGTCAAGAAAAAGATTTGGCCTCACAAGGCAAGTATGAAGAGCTTATATCCGCACAAAAAAAAGAGATAGAAGAATTGATGGGAAAGGCGTCGAAGTGGGACGAAATCGAGAAAAGCGCAAATGATAAATTAGAAAATGAGCTAGAGGAATTAGACGATGAATTACGCGATCTTGTAATTAAATCTGGTCTTTCAGCATACGAGAAAATCGATAAGGCGCGGGCACTTAAAGAAAAATTGACAAAGTCCGCAAAAACATCATCTCCTGCAAGCAGCAACGGCGGAGTGGCTACAGGTCAAAACGCCGAATTGTTTGAAAAGATCAAGAACGATGCTCAGGCGCAAGTTTCATTGAGTATATCCAATCCCGATCTTTTTAAGGCTTTCAGGGCATGGGTAAAAAAGGAGTAAAAAAATATGGCACGATATGCAGATGCAGTCGACATTAGTTCAGTAGGTGCTATTGTCGATACTAACTACCTCAACAAAATTGCGCTGACAAATACCGCTGCGGTAAGTGTTCGAAACCTTGAAACGGATCAAGGCGGGACTACCGTAGGTTGGGTACGCGCAAAAACATTTCAAGACAATCCCGAGGGACAAGCGATCGGCGTCGGTGGCGAAATTACACTAGAAAATACTTCACAGACTAAGTATCAAGTACCAAAATATTGGCGAGCTGATGGTGCGCTCTTCGACGACATTTATGGAGAGATTACCCCAAAGGTGCAAGAGGCCGCTACACTAAATGTTACGAACGCGGTCACTACCCATATCGCACAAATGTCGGACAGTGCACTTGTTAGCACGCTTCAAGGCGTTGGAGCATTTCTTGCTGGTCAGGCTGAAAATTATCTCGACACGTCTAGCGGACAACTTGCGTTAAAGGATTTTGTAGAGGCCGAGTCTCTACGTGGGGATGCAGTAGCTGATGGTTTGAAGATTTGTGTAACAAATTCAAAAATGTTTTATCACCTAAAATCATTGGCGGCTGTCGCGACGAATTCTAACACGCTTGGAATGACGTTGCAAAATCAAGTAGTTGCGAGTGGGCGCATTGAAGAGCTAATGGGTTATGTATTTTATAAGGCTGATAAGCTCCCGCTTGTTAGCTCATCGTATTACTATATGTACCTCGTTGACCCGGGTTCTATTATAATGGGCACGCCAATGATGCCGGAAATTGATCCGTTTCAACGTGCCGAAAAAGCTTTTCAAGACATCTTGAAATTTAAAGTCGGTATGTCGTCTGGGTTTGAAGGTGTTTCATGGAGCGCAACAAAAACAGACGTTGTAACAAATACTGCACTTGCTACTGCGGCGAACTGGTCTAAGGCTACAGAAGATTACAAACACATTCCGATGATTGTTATCAAAGCGGCTGCGCCGACATTTGCGTAAGGAGAAAAGAGATGAGAATTAACGCGATTCAAAAAGAGATTACATACTCTGATACGACAGCTGCCGAGATTGGTAAAATCCCTGCTGGCGCATACGTGTATGATATTAAGGTTTTGGTAACGACCGCATTTAATAACGGCGGTACCGACCTTTTGGACATTGGGACAAAAGCAGACGATGATTACTTCCAGGCTAATTTAGACGTGTCGTCTACTGGTAGTAAAACGATTACGCTTGGTGCGTATGCACTGTACGGGACCGTTATCGACACTGATGCACAAACTACAGTTACAGCAACTTACGCTGGTTCGGCTACTGCCGCAACCGCAGGTGCTTGCAAGGTGATTGTATTTTATGCGTTCAACGAGTAGGAAGAATTTTGCTAAGTTTCTCGCCGATATTGAGAGTGGATTGAAAAAAGGCGAGATCACCGAGGATGAGGCGCGTAGGTTTGTTAAGGTTGCGCGTCTCAACTTCGGCAAAGGCGAAGATGTCAAAATGCTAAAGATGTTCGAGCGACGCAAAGAGGGCTATTGATGTTAAGAGAAATACAAGTAGATACAGACTATATGTTTACCGAAACAATTTATAGCTATTCGGTTGCGGTTATACCTGTGTCGGCATCTGTAGTTATCTACAATAATTCTGGAACTTCGGTATCAAGCGGATCATGTACTATAGACGGTACGACAGGACTTATATCGTACCTTTTTAGTTCAACCGACAATGATACTGTAGGCGATAATTACAAACTTGCACTCACTTACCAAATAGGCAGCACCGAGTATATAAAAAGTTATCTGTTCGACGTTGCTAAAAACGCTCTTGTGAATGATGTCGTAGACTCTGATTTGTACACATATTTACCAGCTTTGCGCAAAGAAATATACGAGCATAGTGGGACAACTGATAGTACAGGTACTACTACTACTTTAATAGACTCTGCACTGAAAGCGGAATCGAGAGAGTGGGTGGGGGGTTATGTTGAGCTGGTGGTTGGTAGTACCTTACTTTATACACGTGAGGCGCGTATTGTTTCTTACGCAAATTCTACGGGGACTATAACATTTAGTCCGGCTATGCCGTCTGCTGTTGGTGCTAATGTTATGTACTCGATGAGATCAAGCTATCAGCGTTATATAGACGAGGCTTTTGATTATGTTATCAAGGCAGTAAGAAAGAGGGTACCAATCGCTGGTAAATATATAGATTCCGAGGCTATACGCAGGTTGGTTATTTATAAAACTCTCGAAATATATTGTGGGTCGGCTATTGAGATTGAAGGCGATAAGTGGAACTTGCAATATGATAGATTTCGTAGTGCTTACGATAGCGAGTATTCATCTTTTAACAACGCGTACGATACTGATGGAGACGGAAACATAAGTGACAGCGAGAATTTGGAGAGGCCATCATTTTTGTCGATAGGACTTGTAAGATGATAAAAGAGGCTATAAAAGAGTTCTCGGATTATGTGAGTTCAAAGTCAAATGCAAAGGCCGTATTCGGGCTAACTGATTTTGCATCGTCGCAGTATCCGGTTATAAATATCATACCGTCGACTGGAACTGTTGAGCGTAACAATTCGGATGGCGTTTTGCTAACGATACCAATGCGAGTTAGCATAATAGTTGAACGGAAAAACGAATACAGAGCTTACGACATACTCGAACAAGTTTTGAAAAATGTACAAAGTTATAATGCCTATATGGGGCATGCATTAGATGCCGATGTCGAAACAGAATATACAGATAATACGTTTATAATATTTATCGATTATAGGCTAAAATTCCAAATTATTAAGGAGTAAAAAATGGCTATAGGAACTATTTTTTACGGGTCTAAATCCGATGTTAATCTCGGTAAAGACGCGATGCTTGAATCCGGTGACCTTTTCGTGCGCAAGTTTCACTATGTTGGTACTGCCACGATGGGGACACCTGGGGCAACCGCTACGCTTACTATAAGTACAGTTTTTGAGACTGACTTTTTTAACAGCGTCGCTGCGAATTGTTATATCGTAGATGACAATGGTGTCGTTTGCGCTGTTGCTGTAGACGATACTAGTGTGACATCTACAACGACGGTTGTTACTGTAGATACGACGTCTGCTTATTTAGAGAGCGATGGTACGACACCCGGGTCTTTTACCGGTTCGGCGACGTACAATATTTATTTAAAAACACCGACTGCTGCGTCTGACGAATTTTCTGGTTTGTACGGTAAATACTTGGGGTATGTAACAGCGTTTAGCTTGGAAAATACCGAGAATTATGCGAATGTTAAAATTAATATTCCGAAAAAGAAAGTACTCGAAGGACTCGTCGAACGCGAAATGGCTCTTACCGGAGAGATCAAAACCATGACCGGCGTTGATACGCTTGATGCTATTTTGACATCGGCGAGTTATGGTGATACAACTGGTAATGTATATTCGCGTGGTATCGGATCAAACCCAGGTGCACGACCTTACTACGAACTGACTTTTGTATCGAACGATTCAAACAATCGACGGGTTGTGTGGAGATTTTTGAAGGGTCAGTTCAGCGCAAATGGTGCGATCGATCTGTTAGCAGAAGATTATAAAATGATACCTTTTTCGTTCTCACTTTTTGCGGATGGATTTTATCCGGTTACCGCAGATTATGCTAAGATGTGGAAAGTATCATAAATAAGGTTTAATATGCCGTTAGAATCGTATTTTATACTGCTGCTATTACTGCTGAGTACTGTGCTCTTTATAATGCTTATAGTCGAAAAGGGCAAGAAAGTAAAGCAAGTAGATAGATATATCGACACTAGCGGCATACGAACTAACCCGCCGAATTTTATTGAGGTACAAAAAGGATGTACGCTTAATATAAAAGTTGATGATTACGATTTGATTGTCCCGCTTCACGGTTACATAAATTATGCATATTACAGTGGGGCTCTAAAAAGATGTCTTGATACAATAAATGGAGCGACCGAGGAAGATCAGATACAGCAGCGTATGATAGCATACTCTGCGCTAATCTCGGTTGTATACAATACATGTAAATCGGTTCTCAAAAAAAAAGAACTGAAGAAGTTCAAAAAGTCATTGTATGCGAAAGCGTTTGATGATGTCGACTGGTTCCTAAATGTACTCGCTGAGATAGAAGATTACTGGACATTCATAAAAAAAAAAGTCGCACATCTCGCAGCAGGGACTACTCCCCGACAGATATATGGCGAGCGATGTACGTGGGACTACGTGAGAAGGGATTTACAGAGGATGAAATCGAGAGAAAAAGTTACAGAGAAATACTTGAAATTTACGCCGAAGAATCCGAGCAACAGTATTACATAGAGAAAGAGCGAAAAAATGCCCGTAACAGATGAAGTCATTATACAAATAAAAGCTGATTCTAAAAAAATCAAAGAAGATATAGATGCGATAAATAAACGATTGAAAAAATCTGAAAAATCCGCTGATAATTTTTCTAAGCGTCTGCAAAATAATTTTGCAGCTATCGCAGCGGCTAGTGCCGTTGTTGGAGTCGCTATAAAAAAGGCATTTAATTTCGCACAGGCCGCGGCAGATCAGCAGCAATCAATACAAGCTCTAGAAAAGCAATTCGGTGTTTCGGCTGATGCTATCATAAAGCGATTAAAAGACGTTAGCGACGGGACTATATCTACATCAGATATTGTGTTATCTGCTAACCGGGCGATGGCTCTTGGTGTTACAAAAGACCTAGACCAGATGGCGCAATTACTTGAGTTTGCGAGATTACGAGCACAAGCGTTAGGTACCGATACAACCGCAGCTTTTAATGACATTGTTACAGGGATAGGGCGTGGGTCTCCATTAATCCTTGATAATTTGGGCATTATTACAAAAGGTTGGGACGCTGAGGCAAAGGCAGCGGGGAAAGCACTCGACACGCAATTTATACTTAACAAAGTTCTTGAAGATGGGGCAAAATCTTTAGAAGAGGCCGGCGGTGTTACGTTAACTACCGCTGAAGTTTTTCAACAGTTCAGTGCTAACGTTAAAGATTTGACGGCGCAAATAGGCGATGCGCTTTTGCCATATATTGTAGTACTGCTTGACAGGGTTACGAAAGCGATAAATCTTTTTGCGTCATTGCCGCAAGGTATACAAGCGATTACAGTTGCGATTGGTATTTTAATACCTGCAGTCATAGGATTGAATGCTGCACTTGGCCCGGTGGGTTTGGCGGTCACAGCTCTTGCTATCGCTTTGGGTGCGTTATCGCTGGAGATATATAACTCTAGTTTAGAACTCAAAAATTTTAACAGGGTTCAATTGCAAGTAGGACGCCAGTTGGCTGGCGGTCTATCAGGCGAGATAGAGCGGTCTACTGAAAAAATAAAAAATTACGAAAAACAGATAGAAGAATTGCGAAGCGGGTCTTTAAAAAACTTAACGAAAGCACAGCAAGATTTTTTTAATGTACTCTTAAAACAGGGAAAAGGGATCGATGAAATACAGGCGATAATGAAAGAAAAGTATGGTTCATCGATTGATGAAACTATAGCAAAATTAGAAGCATTAAGAGACGCTGAACAAAAACACCTAGACTCACTACGAAAAGAACAGTCAGGATACAAGTCACAATCTAAAACACAATCGGAATCATTATCCGAGCAAGCCGATACTCTTGATGATTACTATGGTTATATAGACACACTACGTGAAGCCGATGTGCGCGCAGAAAATGAACGCTATGCCCTTGCACTAGCGTCGGCAAAACAAAATAATTTGGATATAGAGAGAGCGGAAAAGCAGCATGTTGAAAATTTGAAAGCTATCGATGAAAAATATGATCAAGAGAGACTTGCTAGCATATCAGGGTATGTTGCCCAGTTCGCGTCGGCATTAACGCAAACTACAGCACTTATTGAGTCTGCAATTTCGGGAAGTTTCGATCGAGAAATTGCACAATACGAAGAGCAACTTGCGGCACTCGAAGAGCAGTTAGAAAAAGAGTATGAACTCGAATATGAAGCGATACAAGAACTCGAAGCACTGAAAGAAGAATATCGTGCGCGTCAAAAAGAACTTGATGACATTGAAACAAAAGAACTTGTCGACCGTCTTAACATCGAATTAGGTGAGGCGATAGCGTCAGGCGACATGGCTTTAGCAGACGAAAAACGTAGAGAACTCGAGCGTATAAAATTATCTCAGGAAGAAGCAAAAAAAGAAGAAGAGATAAAAACGAAGCAAGATGCACTTGACAAAAAGTTGGCTGCTGAAAAAGCTAAACGTGAAGACGAGCTAGAGAAAAAAATAGCCGAAGCAAAGACAAAGCAGGCAAAGCTTGCGAAAGCAATAGCTATCACAAATACCATAATTAATACTGCGACAGCAGTAACGAGCGCATTGGCGACGCCTCCGCCACCTCTTGGTATAACTTTGGCATCTATTGTTGGTGGATTGGGTGTAGCGCTTGATTTT